TGGGCAGTATGCCACTCCACAGACCTTGCTCGGCCTTACCCTCGCCGCAGTTGGTGCAGCCGTGTACCTCCTCGCGGATCTCGACCCGTCCGTCGAGCATCCATCGCTCGTAGGGGACGGAGGCCGCATAGTCATACTGTTGGTTCTTGCCGCCGTGACGTATGATAACCTGTGATGAATCGTTGTGAAAAGGCGGGAGTTCCACGCTTTCGAGGCGTTGCGCCCTCAAATAGACCTTGTGGCGGGTCTTGCCGTCGATGACAATCGGGGGAAAGGCGATTTCCCGGTTGCCGTCCGCCGACACGAGCACGGGCGTCAGCGCCACGGTGTGCTGCGTGCGGATTTTGGCCTTGCTCAAATCCACGGACATCGTCAGCTCGACCGAGCGGTCCCGCTTGACGACACCTCCCTGACGGATTCCGATCGAGGGCAGGTAACTGGTTTCGTTCTCGGCATGCAGCATCACGGGGCTACCTGCCAGTATCAACAATAGTATGATATATAAGCGTCTCATAGTCGTTTCCTTGTTATTTGATTATGTATATCAGAGAGATGCCCGCCTTGGTCGGGCCAAAGTAGTGTTTATTCTGACTGCCCTTGAACTTTCCGCAGGTGGCGCACTCGTACTTGTCGTAATTCGTGTAGATGTAGCCCAGACCGATCGTGGCTTCGAGGTTCCAACGCTTGCCCAGAATCCACGAGTAGCCGTATGAAAGCCCGACGCCCGTGGCCCAGCCCTGGTAACGGTGGTCCTTGGTGGATTTGCTTTGGAAAGGGATTCTCACGCCGCTGATGTTGTAGAAGGCGTAGCCGCTGTGCAGACCGAAGAAGTGGCCGTTATAGCGTTCACAGAGCCAGTAGCGGAACTCCGGCATCACCAGCCAGTGCTTGATTTTCTTGTTCTTGTCCTTATTCAGCGTCCACGGGTTGTAGGCACCCGTGAGGTCGAGGGTTGTGCGTTGACCCAACCCAAATTCCAGACTCAAGTTGGGCGTTGTGGTTGACCAATACAGCAGATTGGTCTTTGCTGCTATATCCTGCGCGTTGGCGGTGCCTGTACACCAGCAGACGGCAAGGAAAACACCGAGGATCAGTTTTTTCATATTTTCCTTCTTCTTGTTATCTCATTTGAACCGGCAAAGCCGGCACTTTGTTATCAATCATGGGGACTGTGGTCCCGTGTTTTTTTTCATTTTTTAGAGGGAAATACCCCGCACACGATTTATATTTCTCTCTTTAAGAGAAATACAAAAGGTTGGTTCTGCTTGTAATTAGCTGATATTCAACTATTAATAATTTTAAGAGGAAAGGCAAAAGCTCAATGCTTGTTGTGGAAAAGAGATAAGATGCAAATAACTGAAAAAAAACATGGCTGATTTTATAGCCGTTTGAGGGATTTTTCGTATCTTCGAAGCGTAGTCATTTCTCTTAAAGAGAGAAACGTTTTTTCACTCAACACTTTTCATGTCGCTCAAGAGTCATTTGCACTTATTATTTCTTTCCATATTGCCTGCCTTTTTCTTTTAGCCAGTCATGACAAAGACTCTTTTTAACGGTTGTCTGTTCCAACTATTCGTCTTTGCCGATCAACCTGTCGCATTTCTCTTTTGAAGAGAAATTTATTTATACAATCATCTATATATCAGCGACGTACACTGAAAATAGCGTTAATTGGCTCAACATATTCTTCTTGTCGCACAACTTTTTTTGCACGACAAGGCAATTATTCCGGCTGCTTTCATTGTCATTCTCAATAATTTTCGTATTTTTGTAGTTGTTTAGAACTTCTCTTCAAAAGAAATCATCCGATTTTTTGTATGTATCTATCGCTTAACGGTGTAAAAAATTTGCGGGNGGGNTTTGTCCNTTATCCGGTGATATCGCACAACATGGGTCTGTCCTGCCGGTACCTGTAGAAATGGAAGGGCCGTTCTGTCCGGGGCGTGTTATAACGGGATGACGCGTTTCCGGTGCAACCGGTCGTAAACGGAAACACCGCCGGAGAAATCAATCTGCCGGATCATACCCATCTGAATGATATATAAAAGGCTGAAAACAAAATTCTTGCACATGAATTTTAAAGATATAAGGTATGCCATAAACCGAACTTGGTCAAAGAACGGTTTAATGGCCATATAAACGGATGCACTTACGCGATTTTCTATTACAGTGATTTCAGAATCAAACTGTTCGCCTTGTCCACCACCGTAGTGTCGAGTGAAGCGAGATAGATACGGGTGGTGTTCTCGGAATCGTGTCCCATCGCCTCGCTGATGGTAGCGATAGGAATATTCTTGCTTTTGGCGATACTTGCCCAGCTATGGCGGGCCACATAGCTCGTCAGTGGTATGGCCAACCCCAAAAGTTTACCGATTTTCTTCAAACTCTGATTTTCCCGATGCGCCTCGCTCTTGTATTGTTTTCGGGCATCCTCTTTCATGTCCCGTATGATCGGCAACAGATAAGGAGTCCCGGACGTGTCGTACTTGTCGATGATCTCCTGCATGGGCTTCTCCCACCTGATAAAGAGCTGTTGTCCCGTCTTCTGGCGACGGTAGGCCAGAACTCCATTCTGTAAATCTTTCTTTTTCAGGTAAGCCATATCCACAAATGACATTCCCCTTGTATAGAAAGAGAAAAGGAACAGGTCTTTCGCGTAATCCAGCATGGGACTGAGTGTCAGGTCCAGATCCCGTATCTGGCGGATCACTTTCAGCGGNACGGCGCGTTTGACCGTTTTGTCCACGCCCGTGTAGACATGCCTGAACGGGTAACGCTGCACGGTCAGTTCCCGTTCCACCGCACGGTTGTAAATGGCACGCAGGTTACGCATGTAAAAAGAGGAGGAGTTCGGGCAAACGTCGCACCCTTTCAGAAAGGTCTCGTATTCCACCATCAGGTTGGAGTCCACCTCCCCGAACAGAAGGTCACGTTCGCCACGAAACCGCAGGAAACTGTTCAGCACGGTCGTATACGTCTCAGCCGTACGCCTTTTCCCTATCTGTTTCAACTCCTTTATGAGCTGCCGTGCAAAAGAGACAAACCCGCCGCAGTCAGCCGGGGAGGAAAACAGTTCCACCACCTTGTCGGCGGTATACATTACGTCGGAACGTTCGAGCTGTGCGATGATGCTTCTCAAACGGGACAAGTCATCTGCCAAGGCAGTCTTCACGGAGAGCAGGTAATTCCTGCGCCCCCCCCCTTCCGTGCCGGAATCCATCACGATCTCGGAAATGCCGGCATCCCATTCCGAGGGAAAAAGCTTGTAGCCGGTATGTACTTGTCTTGCCAGACGGTTGTGAATCACTTGATAGTAGAGCGAGCCTTCCTTCATCTCGACGGAAGAGGCACGGAATTTAACTTTTATTGTTGCCATGAATATATCTGTTATTTAATTTTTCACCTGAAAACTAATCCCGGGGAAACCATTGCATGAATATTCATCTGCCTTTAACACATCTAAAAGCAAAAAGTCCCTTGGCGCACCGGCGTCACAGGAACTTTTCACATATAAAAGACACATGTTCTTTCACTGTATGCGTATATATTCCGAATACCTGATTTCCACATACGGGTTGTCACTGGAAATGGACTGATGGATAGCCTTTACACGCTTCCAGAACCACCATCCCTTGTATTCTACCCAAACCGCCTGATTGAGGGTTACCGGAACTTTGATGTCGCCTTTGAGCCGTTTGTTCTCGATCAACCCGGTAAGTTGGATATACGGTGTAACCATCTCCACCTTCTGCCGCAGCAGTGGAACGGTATCACGGATAATGAGCGTGTCACGGATGGCGGCATCTATCGGGGCTTTCACTTCGACTTCATGCCGTGCAGCCACTTCGAGGTTCCTGATTTTCACGCCTAGCCTTTCGATGGTCTCGGCATCCTTGGCACGGAACTCTTTATACTCATCTATAGTCAGCCGCAATGCCTTGGCATCGAGGACCATCGTCGCTGAATCGATCTGCATCCGCTTCACATCGGAAAGCAGTGCGGTGCTGTTCATGCGGAATCGGTCGCGTTCTTCCGTGAGGCGTATTGTCCGCCGGTGCTGCAGCCAGAGGATGCTACAGAGCAGCAACACCGTTGCCAGAAGTATTCTGTTTAATCTACTCATATGATACTGATTCTTCGGGGATGAACCACAGAAATTCATCCATATAGATTTCTTCCAACAATACAAGGCCGCCCCGGTTCTTTTTTCGGTTCTGCGGGAGGTCTTCAACGACCAGTCCACGGCGACCGACCAGTTCGTCCAACCTCATTTCGGAGAGTTCAGGCGAAGCGATGATGGTAACGTATGCATTCTTTTTCATAACTGGTCTTTCCATGATGTTTTTACTTGTGCGTTCCCTGACATTTGAGAAGTTCACGGATATCGGCACGGATTTCGTGCAGGTCATTCTGTACCGTGTTGAGCTGCATCATGGTTGCCTCGAACACGGACTTGTCCAGCTTCATGGCGTTGATACGGTCATACTGGTTCTTGATTTCCACTTCCAAACCGATACATTTGGTTTCCAGTTCTGCAATTTGGGCGGTGTTGTTGACATGCTGTATGTACAGTGTCAGCGAGAACGAGAGTACCACGACAATGATCTTGAAGTACTTCATTACAAATTCTTTGAGTTGTTCCATATCTTATTCCATTAAAAGTGAGAATGCGTCCCTGATAGCCCTCAGCAGAGTCTCGGCTGCCGCACTATCCCGGAACCCATAGATGACAAGCGCGATCATCATCGCCAGATAGACCCACCAGGCGATTTCTTCCTTAGTGATTTTACGTTTCCGCTTCGCCATCTTTTACAGGATTTTGGGGTACGATTACATTGAAGATAACATTGCCGTCGCTGCCTTCGATACGCAGGCGGTTCTCCTCCTTGTGCCTGATGGGGAAGATATCCATCAGCGCCTTGGCGGCATTGACCGACACGGCCCTGAGCGGTGCCGGAGAGAGCGGCACACCGAAACGGTCTGTATAGTCCGAAGTGGCCGTCTCGTCCATGATTGCCTTGAGAGTCTCGGTCACCTGCAGCTTTACAGCCATCGTCTCCATCTCGAACCGTTCCGAGGAGAGCAATGCCTTGATATGTGCCAGCACATGCGGTTTGTTCATCAGGTAATTGGCCGAAGCATACGGGTTCTTCACCGTATCCTCACCGAATACCTCCACAAAGCATTTTTTCGGCCGTCCGGCATATTCCAGCCCGCCGTTCACATAGAGGTTGCAGAATTGCAGCTCCTGCTCCGTGAGCGGTTTCTCTTCCGGCCTATCCTGCGTGTTCGNTATCTTGTCTGACATCGNTTCTTCCTTCCTTTTCTGAAAGAGTAGCGGGTTTGTNTCCCGGAGGTTTTACAAAATCCGCCTTTTCATTGAGCAACTGCTCCATTAATGCGTCATAGAATACCTGGGCCAACGCATCGGCACACGCCTCCGCATCCGCTAGCGAGTTGATGAGCCGCAGGTTGAACTTGATTTCCAGGTCGTAGCCCGATATGAACGCCATCAGTTCGTTCCCGTCATAGCCCAGCGCCCCGTAGGTCATCCGGTCCGCCGTGCGGAATGTGATGGTCTCGGGAATCCGTTCCCGGTCAATGCCTGGGGCTTCCTTATTCGTGTCCATACTCATATCTTGAAATATTTACGGGTTTTCTCTTTCTTCTGCATGGCGGTTGCCGTCCCTTCCGTCTGGCGCAGACGGGAGGTATAGACCCCCAGGATGTCGAGCGTGGCCGTCACATCCGCAGCCGCATCGTGGGCATCGTCCAGTTCCACCCCCAATTTTGAGGCTACCAGTTCCAGTTTATACGAAGTAACCTCCGGATCGGCGGCAAAAGCCAGCCGCCCCAAGGCAAGCGTGTCGATGTAGTGCGGCTGGAAGTTGCCGTAATAGTCCCTGCTCCCGGAAAAGGTCTTTTCAAACTCGGCGGCCAGTCCGGCATAGTTCACCAGCTGTTGCAGGAATCCGATGTCGAAGGCGATGTTCTGTCCGACCAGCACGGGCTTGCACTGATAGCCCTTCGAGAGGGTGCTGCGTTTGGCGAAGGCGATGACTTCTCCGGCGACTTTCTTCATGTCCACACCCTGTGTGCGCAGCATCTCCATGGTAATGGCGGAATAGTCCAATGCCGTCTGTTCGTACTT